GGCTTGACCACCCTGACCGCCCTAAATAAAGCCAACTACGACAACCTTTACCGTCAGCGTCGCCTGAACCAACGCCACGCCGAACAGACCGAACAGTTGGGTTGGAAGACCACGACCCTCACCAAACCCCTTGCCATTGACGAGTTGAACGCCGCCATCCGAGACGGGGTCCTACAGATTCCTTGCGACAAAACGGTTGCCGAACTCAAGACCTATGTTCGTGACGATTCGGGGCACATGCACGGCTCACCCCACGACGACAGGGTGATGAGCCTTGCAATAGCCAATCAAATGCTGAAATATGTCTGGTTGCCCGAATACCGCCCAAAGACCGACGCCCCGTGGGGAACCCTGAACTATTTCGCCAAACATGTAAGTAAACCCAAGAACGTTCCGCCGAGGTACTTCATCGGCGAGTTCAATTCGTACTAAGGTATTTATCACCATGCACAAAAAACCCAAGGACCGATTCTTCAAAATGGTCAACAAGCACGGCGCTGGCGGATGCTGGCTATGGACGGGTGGCACCATTGCTGGCGGCTACGGTCACTTTCGCTTGGACAAGAAGATGATTTCTGCGCACCGTTATTCGTACATCATTCATAAGGGCGAAATCCCCAAGGGAATGAAGGTCTGCCATACATGCCATAACCCTGCCTGTGTAAACCCCGACCACCTGTATGTGGACACCCACCACGGCAACATGAAGCGCATGAAGGCGGCTGGTCGCATAGCAAAAGGCGAGGACCATGGTCTGTCCAAACTGGACGTAGCAAAGGTCAAATACATCAGGCGTTTGTATAGGGAAGGCTTGTCAATAGTTGATATTGCCAAGATGCACAAAGTCGCTGCAGGAACCATATCCAAGGTGATTAGCGGTGAACGCTGGTCACATGTAACGGAATAAGCATTTATATAGAGGTTTCTATGCATTGTCCCTCCTGCCAACGCGAGATTGACCCGAATATGGTCACGGAAAACGACCGTAGGCGCGGAAGTTGCTTCGCCTGCCACGTCAAAGGCATTAAGTTTGGATTCAGGGGTGTTAGTTACGGACGCCAGTCATGGAACGAGTCAACATTGAAAGAAGTCCATGCAAGCCACGAAAAGGGGTTGCGTGAAGGGAAAATTGAGAAGGTTTCGGCAAGGAAGGAACTCATCTAATGGAATGGCTTGTCCCAATTGTCGTCGCATTCATTACGGGACCAACCGTGGTGTTGATTCAAAGGTTTCGTAAAGAAAACCACAAAGACCATGCTTTGGTTATGGATGTATTAAACAAAATTGACGGCAAGGTGGACAAGGTTGACGCAAAAGTTGACCAACATATTCAATGGCATCTAGGAAGAAAGAAGGTAAAGAAGTGAAGGGTTTGAAGATTGCAATCATTTTTCCAAAACTTGCCAAAATGAAGAGCACTCGTGCTCGCAAGCCAATTGAGTTGTCCGACACTGTAAAGAAGCAGATGAAGGACGACGCCAAGAAGGCGAGCAAAGCAGTTCCCAAGAAGAAAAAGAAGTCAACACCCAAGAAAGGCAAGAAAAAGTAATGAAGATTAATCAGGAATACGAAGGCACGACAATTGACGCAGCCGACGAAGCCGTAACCGTTAATGTTGGTGACGCAGACGTCATTGCTTTTGATGTCACTGGAACGTTCACTGCCACGCTGACTGCCGAAGCCAGCGTTGACGGAACGACGTTCGTGACCGTCACTGGATTGAACATCGGCTCAAACTCCGCCGCATCAACTCTTACCGCCGCAGGAGTGTTGCGCATAAACGTCGCTCAAGGCTTTGAGAAAATAAGATTGCGCGTATCGGCTTACACCAGCGGTGCGGCAGTCGTCAAATATCAAACAGCAAGAACAAGCAAATAAGGAGCAAAACATGAAAGACATGAAAGCCGCATACATGAAAGCAATGAATGGCAAGGGCAAGTCCAAGTCCAAGTCAAAGGGCAAGTCAAAGTCAAAGGGCAAGTCAAAGGCGCCGTCCATGAAGAAAATGATGGCGCAGGAAAACATGCAGCAACGCGGTTACAAGGGAACTGGCGGATACTGATGCCAGGCAACCCACGTTTCGGTTCACTCAAGGCAACTACGTTCAGGAAATACGAATTGGAAAAAAAGCCAAGGAGAAAGAAAAATGGCAGCAAAAAGAAAAAGTAAGCCCGTTTGGGAAAAGCCACGTCCGAAGTCGCTTGGAAAACCAAAGAAGTTGAGTGATTCGGAAAAGGCAATGGCGAAGGCAATGGCAAAAGCCGCTGGTCGTCGTTATCCGAATTTGGTTGACAACATGAGAGCAGCACGAAAGAAGAAGAAGAAATAATGCCTTACGACAAATACTCACCAAAACAAAAGAAACTTGCTGCCGTGGCAGAACCACGCGACAAGATTACTGGCGCTGATTTTAAGGCGCTTCGCGGTAAAAAGTTTAAGGGCAAGAAACAGAAGTAATGGCAAAAACTCCTGCGTGGCAACGCAAAGAAGGCAAGAATCCCAAGGGTGGTTTGAACGCCAAGGGTCGCGCCTCCTACAAAGGCGGCACCCTGCGTGCTCCCGTGAAGTCGGGGGACAATCCTCGTCGTGCGTCTTTCCTTGCCCGCATGGGCAACATGCCAGGTCCCGAACGCGATTCCAAGGGTAAACCGACCCGTCTTCTTTTGTCGTTGCAGGCATGGGGTGCTTCGTCAAAGTCCGATGCCCGTGCCAAAGCGAATGCGATATCGGCAAGAAACAAAAATAGGAATCAAAAGAAGAGAACGTAATGCCACGCCAATCAAACGCCGACAAACTTTCCAACTATCGGGCGCGAATCTCGTCCGCGCGCGAGTTCAAAAAGCAAATGAACTACGACCAGTTGTGGCAACGCATGATTAACCTGTACCGCGGTCGTCAGTACCGTGGTCAAGCCGTCGGCGACAGGTTGCTGGTGAACATCGCGTTTTCCACGATTAACACGCTCGTGCCGTCGGTGTCTATCGGGCGACCGAAAATTAACGTCAACCCTCGCACGCCAGAGGATGGCGACAAGGCGATAGTCACGGAGTCAATCATCAACTACTGGTGGCAGCACTACGACTGCCAAACTGAGTTCACGCGCGCCGTGAAGGACTACTTGATTCTTGTTCACGGTTGGATAAAGACTGGTTACCGATTTGTAGAAGAAGCAAAACTTGACGACATTGAGTACAGCGCCGACGAGGCTGCGGTTGCCGAACCAGCCGACGACGCAGAATCGCAATTGATTATTCGTGAGGACAGACCATACGTTGAGCGCGTTGATTGCTTTGACATGTTCGTTGACGTTGATGCCTGCAGCATGGATGACGCGCGTTGGATTGCTCAACGAATTCGTCGCCCCCTGAAGGCGGCGAAAGCGGACAAACGCTACGACTACGCGGCGCGCCAGCAATTGAAGGCTTCGGGCTACGGCAAGTACAGCGACGGCGGCTCCTACGTCGGAGGAAGCCCGAACCCCGCAGGCTTTATTTTTGGTACTAGCGAGGACGAGGCGTACACCGACATCTACGAGTACTACGACATTGAAACAGGCGAGATGTGCGTGTTCAGCGACGGTGGCGACAAATTCCTTATCAAGCCGTTGAAGATGCCGTACGTGTTTGGTCATCCGTACATCATGTTGCGCAACTACGACATTCCCAACTTCTTTTACCCAATGGGTGAGTTGGAAGCCATTGAGCCCCTGCAATACGAGTTAAACGAGACCCGCACGCAGATGATGAACCACAGGAAGCGCTACTCGCGCAAGTGGTTGGCTATGGAATCAGCCTTTGACGATTTCGGTCGCACCATGTTGGCTTCCGACGACGACAACGTGATTGTGCCTGTCAAGGGGTCTGAAAACCTGAACAACGTGGTCGTGCCGATGCCCGCGGTTATCAACCCACCTGAGTTCTATAACCAATCAGCGCTCATCCAAAACGACATTGACCGCGTATCTGGTGTGTCCGAGTATCAGCGTGGCGCCATTCCTGAGACCACCCGCACCGCCCGTGAAGCGGCAATCATTGCCGAGGCAGGCAACGCCCGTGTTGCCGAGAAGTTGGTCACTATAGAGAACAACATCGCCAAATGTGCACAAAACTTGATAATGCTTGCCCAACAGTTCATGACGGGCGAGCAGACCGTGCGCATCGTGGGCACCGAAGCGGCGCCAGTTTTTCTAACTTTTGACAAGGACTACATCGCTGGTCAATTTGACTTTACGGTTGAAGCAGGGTCTACTGCGCCACGAAATGAGGCTTTCCGCCGTGATATGGCGCTACAGATGGTTGCTGCCCTTCAACCGTTCGCTCAGGCTGGTTTGGTCAACATGCCGAAACTTGCTGAATACGTGTTGAGCGTGGGGTTCGGGGTCAAAGACCCATCTTCGTTTATCACAATTCAGCCGCAGGGCATGCCAGCCATGAATACAGAAGGCATGCCGCAAGGCGCTGGTATGGAAGGTTTGCCGCCCGAAATAGCGGGAATGTTGGGGCAACAGATGGCTGGGGCTGGCATGACGCCAGAGGTTCAGCCAGGGTTGCTACCCGCAGGCGGACCGCTACAGGGTCCCGCCCCGCAGGTGGGCAACGCCCCGTTGGGCGCCCTTGAAAGCCTGCCACCCGAGGTACTTCAAGCATTACTTGCCCGAGGCAGGTAATGAAATGTGTTTATATATAGGGGGGAGAAATTCTCCCTAGGGAATAACCAAAGAAGGACGGACTCCCATGACAACAGACAATGCTGACGCAACTAACGAACAGCCAACTCCTGAGACGGAACAATTGGTTGAATCGGACGAAGCGCAAGCAGAAACCTCAGACGAAGAAGTTGAACTTCTTGATGTCACAGAGATTGGCGACAAGTTCGTCAGTCTCCAAGTTGACGGAGAAGAAGTAAAAGTTCCAGTTAAAGAGGCTCTTGCTGGTTACCAGCGCCAAGCGGATTACACCCGCAAGACGCAGGAAATCAGCGAACAGAGGAAGCAGTTACAGTTCGCGGCAACCTTACAGGAAGCACTGCAAAAGGACCCCGAGAACACACTGCGCCTGCTGAATCAACAGTTTGGTAAATCATCTTCGGCGGCAGCACCACTGCCACAAGAAGAGGAGTACCTGACCGAAGAGGAAAAGCAGGTTAGGACTCTTACCCAACGATTAAGCGCTCTTGAACAAGACAGAGCGATGGACGCGTTGGTTAGGACGATTGACACTCTGCAGGAGAAATATGGCGATGAATTCAACGCAGACGAAGTTGTATTCAAAGCGAACCAACTCGGCACCACCGACTTGGAAGCGGTGTTCAAATCACTTGCTTTTGACAAGGTGTACGCAGAGAAAACCAAAACCAGTAAAAAACTGGAAGAGGAACAGGCTCGTTTGAATGCAAAACGTGGCGCCACGGTGGTTTCCAGCGGGGCATCTGCGAAGGGTTCGGCGCCAAAATCTGCTCCGCCAAAATCCATTCAAGAAGCCTACGAATTGGCAAAACGCCAACACGGGGCATAACAATCACAACAGGAGAAAAATCAGATGGCTGGAAATCCAGACTTCAATGCACTGTTGTCCACGACGTTGCAGAACTATCAGCCGACGCTCGTAGACAACATCTTCAAGGACCTTGTCCTTCTCAACCACCTCAACGAGCGCGGTCGCGTTCAAGTTGAAGACGGTGGCACGAGCATCGTTGAACCGCTCATGTACGCGGTGAACAACACGGTGTCCTCGTACGCTGGCTACGACGCAATTGACCTGACGCCGCAGGACGGCATCAGCGCCGCCGAGTACCAGTACAAGCAGATGGCGGCATCAGTTGCCATCTCGGGTATTGAGGAAGCCAAGAACCGCGGCACCGAAGCAATCATCAAGTTGCTCAACGCCAAAGTTCAACAGGCTGAACTGTCGCTCAAGTCTTCGTTGAACGACATGTTGTTCAGTGACGGCACGGGCAACGGTGGCAAGGACTTCAACGGTCTCGGCAACATCGTCGGCACCCAGAACAACACGGTCGGCGGCATTGATGCTTCGTCCAACTCGTGGTGGAATCCGACTCAGGGAACGAACATGGGTGCGGCGCTTTCGCTCGTGAACATGGCTGATGTCTACAACCGCGCTTCAAAGGGCTCGGATGTACCCGACCTCATCGTCACCAACCACACTCTGTTTGAGGAGTACGAGTCGTTGCTGACGCCACAAGTCCGATACCAGGACGTGGCGAAGGCGAACGCAGGCTTCACGAACCTCATGTACAAGCAGACGCCAATCGTGTTCGACCTCGCCTTGGCGACGGACGCGACCGACGCCCCGATGTACTTCCTCAACACGAAGTACCTGAAGTTGACGGGCATGAACGGCTACTGGTTCACCACGACCGAATTCCAGAAGGGCACCGTTGCGGGCGTTGACGCTCGTTACGCGCTCATCATGTCGTTCGGCGAGTTGACCTGCAGCAACCGCGCCCGCCAAGGGTTCCTGACGGCTGACGCCTGATAAGTGTTTCAGGGGGATGGACTTGAAGGGGTCCATCCCACTGAGATTGCAATAACAACAAAAACAAATAGGTAATCTGCCGAAAGGCAAGGAGCAAGAAACATTATGTCAACAAACAACAGATTCGTCGTGGAGCGCACGAACGTGCTGGCTTCCGATGTCGTCGTAGGCGTGACCTACGCGGCACTGGACGCTGGCGACTTCGGCTGGTACGGCTTCGCTGGTCAAACTTATGAATTTGAAGCACGTGTCGTCTACGACGCAGACGGTGCAACAGAAGGCGCTGCTTTCTCAATCACCGCAACTGCAGCACCAACCGACATTCACTTCATCTCGGAGTACAACACGGATGCAACAACGGTCGTTCGCACGGCTTGCGTTGCAATTGACACTCCAGACCACGGTACGGCTTCAGTTGATGCATTGAACACCGCATTTGTCTATGGCGTAATCACCCCATCGGCTGACGGTTTCATTGCCATTTCTGGCATCGCGGAAAACGCAAGCAAAATCACCGCTCAGGGTGGTCTTTCCACTCTGTCGTGGAAGCGCATTGATTTCCCAAGCCAGCCGTAATCGCTGACCCTTCGGGGCAACAAAAGATGTGGCAGGAGTCGTGGGTCGTCTTCCTTCGGGCGATACCTGGCTCCTGCCATTCTCTTTTTACGGCACCGCAAGGTAACGAATCCGCTTATTATGTAGAGAGCGCATAGAAGGAGCACTCATGCAACGACAGACGGCACAACAAGGGCAAGGATTGGCTGGTACGGAACGTTACGGCACGGTCCATAGCACCGAAGTTCGGCAACTCATTCCTGCCCATCAGCAACCTGGTGTTCAGCCCGCACCGCCATCTGGTGTCAAGTTCGGCATCAAAGACCAATGCACCTTCATCAAGATGGACGGCGAAAAATGCATGGCGCCACGAAAAAAAACCAGCGATTTCTGCGTCGGTCATACCCGTCAAATCGCTAAAAAACAACAGGCTGAGCAGAAGGAAGAAGCCCAAGAAGTTCAGGAGTAATCAATGGCAATTCCTTTTCAAAACGAGAACCTGACCCTTGCGCAAATGCGCGACCTGGTCAGCCAGTTGTCCGACTTGGAAATCGGCAACGACGCCAACGACGACCTCACCGTTGATTTGGTCAACTCGTTCGTCAAGGAAGGATTCCAAAAGATTTACAACCTGACCACGCGGTTCCCGTACTATCAGTCAACGCTCGGTTTCAGCACCGTCAACAACATTCGTGGTTACAGCACGTTCACGCAAACACTGCCGACCGTGGTGTCAAAATCAATCACCGCCCTAAACCAAGTGATTTCCGTGGTCAACAACACAAACGCTGGTAACGCACTTATTTATCTTGACCAATTCAAGGCTGAGAGCCTGTGGGTCGGAACGCAAGATGTTGTTGGCATACCCGCCTATTGGTCCATTTGGTCCAACCAAGTGAACCTCTTTCCGAAGCCAGATGGTGTGTATTCAATTACGGTTCGCGCGTTTCGTCGCCCGTTGTTGGACTGGTTGAGCGACGTGAACACTTCAATTGATGTCAGCCCCGACATGCAGTTGCCGTTGGTCAACTATGTGATGTCGCGCATCTACCAGTTCCAAGAAGACCCCGAGATGGCAGCGGTGTACAACCGACAGTTTGAGCAGGAGGTCGCGTTGGTGCAAGGCAACCTGACGGCACCAAACAACAACCAGCCGCTTATCATGTCTGGCGGTTTGCAACTTTCCCCGTACAGTTACTGGTGGGCTGACTACCCTGGCATCCAGGTCATTCCTGGTTCGCCAAATCCGTTGGCGCTGCTGTACTAAATGTCGCAGATTCTTTTTGACCAAGTTCGTGACTTCACGGGCGGCATCAATTACCGCGCCGACCAGTTTCAGTTGGCTAAGAACGAATCGCCGCAAATTATCAATCTTGAGGTTGACCCTCGTGGTGGTGTGTTTAGTCGTGCTGGTTACAAGAAGAAACATTCAACGGAGGTCAGTGGCAACTGGAATCCAAAGGGGCTGTTGAACTACAAGTACCCGTCGTCGCCACGAATTATGTTGACGACTGGATACGAGTCGCCCACCGACGGGCGCGTGTATAAATCAACTGGCGGTGATTTCAGCACCCTTGATTCTTCGGCGTCAGTTCCGTTGAACGTGAAGTCGCTCAACGGCGCCAGCATGACTCAGTGGGAAGACACGCTGTACATTGCGTTGGGGTACGACGCCACGCAGATGGCGAAATGGGACGCGGCAAACGCGTTTAGTTCTTTTCTTACGGCTTCTGGTCCGACGTGGCAACCCTACGAAACGGGTGGTTCTGGTTACATGCCGAGGTCGGAACTGGTCGTGGCGCACGCCAACAAACTGTTCTGCGCGCATACCTACGAGGACGGCGTTGAATATCCGAATCGCATCCGTTGGTCGCACGAAAATTTGCCAGAGGCGTGGTATCAACAGGATTACATTGACATCATTGCTGGTGGTGAAGGCATTACTGGTTTGCAGATTCTTGACGGTCAGTTAGTCATTTTTAAGCCAAAAGCCGTGTATTTGCTCATGGGCTACGACGCGGACTCGTTTCAGTTGGTTGAACTTACGACCATCATGGGCATTGACACACCTCAACAAGCGGTGGCTGGTTCTAATGGTGTGTACTTCTTTGACTACCCGCTCGGTCTTCACTACTACGACCGCAACGGCATTCGCAACCTGTTTGACCGCCTGAAGCCGATTATTGACACGGACAGGATAAACGCTAACCATCTTGATGTTGTGACGCTGTCGTACATCAACGACCGTCTCTGGATATCCATGCCGTTTGACATTGACGATTCAGGAACCAACCCCGACTATTCAAACTGCAACTTTGTGTTTGACCCGTCAATCGGGCGACAAGGTGCCTTCACACTGTTTCAATCGGCGACGTACGACGCGGAGAACGAAGCGAACATTACTGGCTACGGGCTTGTCAGCGGCATTGACTGGCAAGACTCAACCGAGGAAATTTATCATTTGATGATTCATCCAGACTCGGCGTTCAAGTTCGTCATGTACGTGGACGAGTACGAAAACACTGCCGACGACATTCCCGCAGGGGCAAACGACGGCGATATTGCCACTTCTTACATCACCTCTTGGTTCTACGACGACCGATACGTGCAGGACAAGACGTTCGTAAAGAGCCTGTACGTCGTCAAATCCGTGGAGGTGGAGACGCAAATAAGGGTGAACGTTTACCACGATTTCAATTCCCAAAACCAAGCCACCACGCACACCGTGACGTTGCTTCCAGAGGACACGGGCGACCTGTACGGGACGGGCGTGTACGGAACCGCCGTCTACGGAATAAGTGCGTTGCGCCAAGGAATTCAGGTTGGTGGAAGACTAAAGACGGCGAAAGCCGTACAACTAGAGTTCGTCGGTCCCACTGGGGATTTGACGGATACACCAGGACGCGCATGGGGATTGAACTCCATCGCATTCAAATACAAGCGGCGCAAGATTAGGAGCACCAAGTAATGGCAACTCTCACGATTCCAAACACATTTGTTAACGGTACGACAATCGTCGCCGCCGAGCACAACGCAAACTTTACGGCAGTCAAGAACTTTGTTGACGCGCTTTCCGCTGGCACGAACTTTGATGCTGGCGCCATCAACACCGAGGACATCACCGACAGTGCGATAACAACCGCAAAGATTGCCTCAGTTGCAGTAACGAGCGCAAAGATTCAAACGAGTGTGTCGTTGACAACCCCGATTATCGGAGTCGCTACTGGCACGTCGCTGAACACGACGGGCAACGTCATCTCGCACAACGTTCCCGTCGCGGTCGTCGGTGCGTTGACGCTGGCTTTGACGGACGACGGCACCATCATTGAGAAGAACGACGCATCTGGAACGACAGTCACGATTCCCGCAAACGGAAGCGTGGCTTTTCCCATTGGCACGCAAATTGTCATTGTTCAAACTGGCGCTGGTCAAACAACGATTGCTGGCGCCGCGGGCGTCACCGTCAACGGTACGCCTGGTTTGAAACTGCGCGCGCAATACTCGTCCTGTATGTGTCTCAAGCGCAACACCGACACATGGATTGTTCTTGGGGATTTGAGCGCGTAAATGCTCGCATATGTAATCGGTGCAAGCGGAGGCGCAAAGCCAGACACGCCAATCATTGGTACTGCCACGGCTGGAAACGCTTCCGCGACGGTTACATTTACCGAACCTTCCAACACTGGGAAGGGCGGTGCGCTCACCTACGTGGCTACCTCAACGCCAGACAGCGTTACGGGTAGCGCGTCGTCGTCACCAATTACGGTCAGCGGGTTGACCAACGGGACGAGTTACACGTTCGTGGTGCGATTGGACACTTCTTACGGCGTATCTTCCGACAATTCGGCAGCAAGCAACTCGGTAACTCCAGCAGTCCCACCAGTTGTGCCACCCGTGGTTCCACCAGTTACTCCACCAGTTACTCCACCTGTAACGCCGCCTGTAACGCCACCAGTCACCCCGCCTGTCACTCCACCCGTGACACCACCCGTAACGCCTCCTGTCACGCCTCCTGTCACGCCGCCCGTAACGCCTCCTGTCACTCCTCCTGTTACGCCGCCAGTCACTCCTCCTGTTACGCCGCCAGTCACTCCTCCTGTGACGCCGCCAGTCACTCCTCCTGTGACGCCGCCAGTCAATCCGTGCGCCGCCGTCAACTGTGCATCGTACGGAGACCCGTTGAGCAACCCAATATGGGTCTACCAGTACCAGTACGAACAGTGCATACCAGAAATTTGCGGTCCGACAATCGGTCAATGGGCTGCATACACGTCAAGCGACGGTTGCTGCGTGTACGGTTTGTTCCTATTGTGCTGTTGCGATAACGTCTGCCCAGTGTAAAAATCAAATTGCCTGAAGGAGCAATATGCAACAATCAATAATGAGCCAAATAGACCCGTCAACGTTGGTGACGTTTGCCTTCGTCTGCGACGGTGAGGTTGCGGAAATAATCAAGATTCCGCCTAGCAACGAACGTTTCATCGCCGCTTTGCAATCAGAACCAATAATTGTGCAGGTCAACCAGGGCGAGAACGTCACGTGGGGCGACAAATATGTGAACGGAGAGTTCGTAAAACCATGACCACGGCATGGCAAAAGTACAAGGAAAAGGTGGGCGACACCCGTCCGTGGGATTTGATGAACCCGAACAAACCAAAAGCCGACGACACCCTTGTGTCGGTCCGCATGTCGCACTGCGCCTCGTGCCCCGAGTACCTGAGCGCCACGAGACAGTGCAAGCAGTGCGGTTGCATCATGCCCATGAAGACCAGATTGTTGGAGGCTAAATGTCCGCTGGGTCATTGGTGATAACCAAGGAACTCGTTTGGGAACTACCCGACGCGCTTAGGGAGCCGCACGTAGTAAAGGATTTCTTTCCGCCCGAGATGTTCGGTCGCGTGAAACAAGCGGTCGCAGACACCAAGATGGGCACGCCCGAAGGTGGTGAGTTCCACACGATGTTGGCTAGGTGGGAATCACCGATTCAGTTTGACCCCGACATTGAAGAACATTGCGTCGCCAAAGCAAGGGAAATATTCGGCGACGACACCTTGCTAAAGGCATACTTCTTTGTTGTTCGTTACCAAAGAAAAGACGGTTGCGTGCCCCATCTGTGGGAGCACACTGACCAAAACGGTACGCAAACGACTGTTGACATCACGGTAGAAAACACCGCCGATTGGGACATCATCGTGGAGGGGCAACGGTTCAAGCAGGAACCAAACAACGCCATCATCTTTGCTGGTCAACAGCACATCCACTCACGACCTCCTTATCCAACCCATCGTGAAGATGTGTGGACAACGGTGCTGTTCCTGCACTTTACGCAGCCAGACCATTGGATACAAAAGGAACGCGACGCCATACACAAATACGGGGAGGACGGCGATGTCAGATTCTTCAATCGCAATCGGTTTATGGCTATGCCAGACGCCCCATTCAATCAGCCAACTTGTCAATGCCATAACTATTCTTATGCGTTATCGCTTTACGACAAAATAGCGGGTGAGTTCCACGAGTCCGAGCCAGAACTGACAGACATGCCGTTGTTGGAGCATGAGGAATTGGCGCCAGGAATAATGCGGTTTAGGTTTCCGAAAGAGTCAGCCCGCATGCTCAAGGGTTTGATTCAAAACGCAATGTTTAGGCAATGGAAGCCAGCCGAAGTCTTGGTAGAAGATGACAAGCCTGGTGTTAACTACGAAGCGCGTAACTGTTTTAACTACTTCTTGACCCACGCACAGGACGACTGCCACCCGCAGGACCCCATCAGACGCGCCAAGGAGTCGCTGGAGAAGGGCATTGACGCCGCCGTGGAGTTCGTGCGGGGTCGCTACAGCATCGTGCCTTTGGTCAGCCACCACACGGTTTTGTTGCGTTACGAGGAGACCAACAAGTTCCATTGGCACATTGACGACCACCCCATTTTCCCTCGTGTCCTATCGGTCTCTGTGTTTCTTAACGACGATTACGAAGGCGGGGAACTGGAATTCAAGGAGTTTGGCATCAAAGTGACGCCACGGGCGGGGGAAATCATCGTATTCTGTTCAGGATTCCCGTACATGCACCAAGTTCTGC